CCTCTTCGCCTAAATTCCCCACCATTCAACTTCTCGTCGATTTTATCAATCAAAACCCGACACTCGAATATTCAATCGCTCTTTACAAAAACTACTTCGTCGCCGCGACCGTCGACGATATCGTCCTTAACAAAAAACCTCGTCTAAAATTCGTTAGACTTATGTCTCGCCTATCTCCTGTGATTGATAATTACAACTAAAAATAAACATGTACAATTAATACAATTCTTGGTAAGGTGGATCTATAATGAAGAAGGATATGATGATGTCTGCTGAAGAACAAGAATTCTGGGAAGGTTATGAAGCTTGGCTCGATGAGCAAGCCGATCGTGCTGCATACGAACGTATGGTGGAAATGTGAATAACACGTTATCTCGCAAAGATCGTATCACCGCATACATTGCCAAATGGATTGTCGTGTACGTTGCATGCAATATCAATGCAGAAGCTGTACTGTCTCTCAGTATAGAAGCAGCTCGTTTATACAATGAAAGAATGGGTGATGACTAGATTTGTAAACAGATTCGTTATCTCTGACCATCATCTTGGTCATACGAACTCGTGGGAAAAGTTCAAGCTCGAGGACGGCAGTCCGCTGCGTCCGTTCACTTCGACCGAAGAGATGAACGAGACTATGATTGAGCGTCACAATGCCAAAGTGAAAGAGCAGGACACTGTCTACTTTCTTGGCGACGTGGTAATCAATAAGAAGTATCTCGAACTGGTAAAGCGTATGAACGGTCGTAAGATCCTCATCCGTGGTAACCACGACATCTTCAAGGACGAAGACTATCGTGAAGTTGGTTTCCAACAGATCCACGGTGTTCGTGTATTCGTGGATAAGTTTATTCTGAGTCATATCCCTCTGCATCCTGACTGCGTGACTGAACGATTCAAGGTCAATGTCCATGGGCATCTTCATGCTAATGAGATTATGATTGACGAAACTCTTATGAGTTCTAGTTACATGAAGCCCGATCCTCGATATCTCTGCGTATGCGTAGAGCAAACCGACTTCACACCTCTTCACTTCGATGAGGTAGAAGAAAGAATCCAACAACGTTGGAAAGATACAGGATATAAAGGTCCTGTAAAAGCATGTACAATTAATGCGTGGTAGTGTATACCAGAATCAGGAGAAAATTATATTATGACAATGCATCTTCTTGGTCCTGCTTACACTACCACTCATCATGGCAAGCGTAAGTCTAAAATGACGACGTCGAAGTACACCAAAATTGGTTTGGCTTGGCTCGAAGACTGTAAGTTTTGCAAGCGTATTGGTGTTAAGCCAAAGACGTTCGAAGAATATCAACAGTACCGTGCTGGCAACTACAAGCCCAAACTTCGTGGCACACCAATGCCTGATTACAATGTATCAGATCATCGTAAAAAGTATCCATCTCAGAACGAGATCGGTGTACACTACGCAAAGAATTCCTCTTACGAGAAAGAAAAGCTTGCCGTCAGTGGCAATTATATCATCGGCCAAGCCTATAATAAAGGCGGACTTGTTGTCCTTTCCAAGTCTGAAGCGGCCGATCCGGCAACTGGTAAGAGACGCGGTTGAGCATCGTGTTCCTCCTCTCATCGTTGCCGTTCTTGGCGATCTTGGGCTTCTTCCTTTGGGTCGGGTTCAAGGTCGCCAAGCATTTTTTTAAATTCGCTCTTTACGGTTTTCTTTTTATTATTTTGATTCTTCTCGCTTTAGGGGGTTTACAAAATTAGTTTTTTGTAGTAAGATGAACCTATGATTGACCATACACCAACTTATTCCGCCTTTCGTACGCCGCTCGCAATGGCCGGTATCGATTTTTACGACCATCATTTGGTCGGTCTGACATGGCCATATATAAACTGTAAAGGCAAACAGTATCACGTCACGATGCTTGATCAAGGTTGGGTGTGTGACTGTCCTGGTTTCAATTTCTATAATAAGTGTAAGCACATTACACAAGTGCACGAAAAGGTGATAGCAGAATGATTGTTCAAAACGCAGCGACATGCTTAAGTTGCGGAGACTTTATTGTCTCAAAGCATCGCCATGATTTTGTAGAATGCACATGTGGTGCGATCGCAGTCGATGGCGGCCAAGATTATCTTCGACGTATAGGTGACTTTACGAATGCGACTGATCACTCATGGTCTATAGACAGTGACTTATATTTCGATTGCGCGCAGGCCGTAAGCGACGCTCTCGATACAGGAAGAAACAATATCGGAGTCGCGAATGCTGTGTTGCGTAAGCTTCGTGAAGCTGGTCGTATTGTTGCCGAGCACGAACAGCGTATCTTTGCCAAGAACAAGAACCTCGACGAGATCATGGTTGAAGAAGCCGATGGCACCATCAACCGTTATAAGAAAGTTGTAGAATGAAGGAAGCTTGTATCGTCGGATTTGGAATGATCGATGCTTTAGGCGATAATCCCATCGATTGCTGGGAAAATATGCTTAACGATCGAGACTTCCATAAGCCTATTGAACCTCACGTACAAGAAGGACATGGATTGAAAGTCAAGTATGGCTTTTATCCTGAGGTCGAGATCGACGAGAATTTTACTAATCGTACAGTCCATTATGGAATGTATGCCGTCGAACAGGCTATTCATATGTCAGGTTTACCGCACTCCTCAAACGTAGGAGTAATCTTCTCTACATTAACGGGCGGGAATACATCGAAAGCCCGTGCACGTGCAATAGGAAAGCCTTTAAAGCCAAAGCAAGGACTAAAGGTTACTATCGATTATTTGTGTAGCAATATCTCTATTAAGTATGGTTACACTGGTATCAACACGTGTGTGTATTCTGCTTGTGCTACCGGTCTCGTAAGCATCGATTATGCCATGCGTTTTCTTGATGAATATGACTATGTAATTGTAGGAGGTTCTGATGCAGGAGTAAATGATCTTGACTTGGGCTTCTTCTCTGCAATGCGAGCTATCGGTACGAAGTCGATGCCTTTCGATAAAAATCGCGATGGCTTTATTATGGGCGAAGGCGCAGGTTGTATCATCCTTCAGTCGAGAGAAAAGGCCGAGGCGATGGGCTCGAAAGTCTATGCTCGCATTACTGGAGTTGCTAACGCTTCAGATGCGCTGGATCCTACTTCTCCTTCTGGCACAGGAGCAAGAGCATGCCTTGAAAAACTGGATCTTGAAGGTGTTGACTCAGTCAACTCGCACGGTACGAGCACGCCGCTCGGAGATATTTCAGAATACAACGTGGTTCGCGAGTTTACGGATGCACCGATTTACTCGAATAAAGGCAAGATCGGTCATACCTTCGCTGCGGCAGGTGTACTTGAAACGATTTACAGTGTACTGTCTATTCAGAATGGTGTGATTCCTCATACCGCTGGCTGTAAGGACACTGATATGGATGTTGTGATGGAGAACATCGAGACAGATGTCAAGAAGGTTCTTGTCAATTCATTTGGATTTGGTGGTAAATGTTGTTCAATTATTGTTGAAAAGGAAAAGTAAAATGTCTACTGGAATCACTGTAGAACTCAATTGGGAAACTATAGACCACGTCGTGGTCGAACAACTGCGTAATACGTGGGAAGCTCTGAAGGGCAACCTCGGTAATGGCGACTGGGTTTTTGTCTGGGGCGATCAGGAAGCTGATGATGCCGAGATCCAAAAGCACATCGACGCGCTCGAACTTCTCCTCAAGTGGTACTCCACTCCCGATGAGTTGGTAAAAATGGGACTCAAAGAAGGTGCCTAAGTATCTTGTAGAGACAATCGACTTCTTTCGCATGCGATATGTCGTGGAATGCGAGAGCGCAGATGATGCCAAAGATATTGTGACTTTCAAAGAGGCTGAAGAGTTCAGTCAATTATATCTTGACGAAACGATCACTTCTACTCGCGTGATTGATGATGCAGAGTATCTTCGCTTATTCGACGAGGATAATGACTATTTGAAAGAGTGGTCAGAAGAGCAAAAATTTAAATACGTACATAAGGTAGAAGATAATGGAACAGAATAAAGTATATACAATTAAGCTCATGTCTGGCGAAGAAATCATCTCTCGCGTCAAGCAAGAAGGTGGTGTCACCGAACTGTTGAAGCCTCGTACAGTTGGTATGGGACCTCAAGGTTTTGCTATGATGCCATGGATGATGTCAGCCCCTGATAACAATGTCGTAATCTCTGACACTGTTATCGTCGGTGCGACTGAAACGAGTGCACAGGTTGCTACACAATATCTGAAACAAGTAACAGGGATACAAGTATAATGTTAGAATGTTTAATTATGGGCGACTCGATCGCCGTTGGTACTAAAATGTTTGCTCCGAAAGAATGTGTATCATATTCGAGGGGCGGTTGGAATACTTGGCAATGGAACAAGAAGTGGGGTAAAACTTCGCTTGAAGCCAAGACAATCGTAATCAGCCTCGGAACAAACGATCATAGCGGCGTTGATACGAAAAAAGAGTTGACAAAAATTAGAACTCGTGTTAAGGTAGGCAATGTAGTATGGATTATGCCTCCTTGTAACAAAGGCTTTTGCAAACCTAAGGTCAACGCCATAGTAAAAAGCATTGCCGTAAGCTACGGAGATCGTATCATTGCTACATCGTATGTTCAACCTGATGATATCCATCCATCGTGGCGTGGATATAAAGATCTCGTAAAGAAAGCTGGACTGTGACACTTTTCGTTTTTATAGTGTTCATTATTGGAGTTACAGTGTATGGTATCCTTACCAATAAGATTACTCCAGAGGAACGCGATGAAATGTTAAACGATAAGGAAATGTGGCCGTGAATTTATTCATTCTTGACAGTGATCCTGTCAAAGCAGCACAATTACAGTGTGACAAGCATGTCGTGAAGATGATCGTCGAGAGTGCTCAAATGCTCTCGACTGTACATCGTATGCTCGACGGCGTAGAGACACGTGTGCCTTCAAAGTCTGGTAAGACGATGTCGAAGGCATGGACTCTGCCTGACGAGCGCGAAGATACATTCTATCGTGCTGTGCATATGCACCATCCTTGCACGATTTGGACTGCACAAAGTAATAACAATTACACTTGGCATTGGGTACACTTCGCCGCTCTCTGTGCCGAGTACACGTATCGCTATGGTAAGGTTCATAGCACTGATACATTGCTTCGCGAAGCTTTGAAGCAATTGCCTCGTAACATTCCAGTCGGTTACAAGACTCCTCAGCCGTTGGCGATGAAGGCTAATCCTGAGTGTATCGACTACAATGATATCGTAGGCTCTTATCGTAAGTTCTATCAGACGAAGCAAGAGCGATTCAAGATGGCATGGACAAAACGTCCAGTGCCTGAATGGTTTGCTGTCGCAGCCTAACACCATAAATATTTCTAACAAATCGCTCCAGTAGAGATACTCGGAGCGATTTTTTTTGTTTTTAGCATGTACAATTATTGCATTTCGTTGTAGCGTGACAATACGAGCAAAGATAATTTTGCTTGTTGATAAATAAACAAAGGAATAAGGAATAAATTATGGATAAAAACTTTATCAAACGGGCTTTGCACGTTACGTCATTCAATCTGTCTTCATCAGATTTTAAAGACACACGTTTCAAAAAAGAAATTCAGCATATCTTTAATATGCATTTCTTCCCTAAGTTTGATCTAAAGGATACGATTGATTCGATCGATATGAATAAGATCAATAGACTGATTGACAAGCTTCGCAGCGAAGATCCGGTAATGCTGTCGAAGATGCACAACTACAATCTCAAGGGCGTAGGTCCTGGCGAAGTGACTCTTTACTTTCTAGTCAACTCGGCTCATCTCGGCGGTGGGTCGTCCGCCGGCGTTGACGTAATAGCGAGTAACGGAGAATTCGAAGTGAAGGCTGTCGATGTTACTGCTAGTGGCTATGCTACGAACTTTAAACTCGGCGGTACATTCAATCTGAGTGATATCGTAAAGGATCTATTAGATCTGAAAAAGAAAGTTGGTGCTAGTGGTGAAGGTGTCAACAAGTCAGCTCTCGATGCCATTCGTAGGAAATATCCTAACGAGCTGAAGCGTATCGAAGAAGACTTTGCACAGCGTGCATATGACAACTACTTCAAGAACCACCAGATCATCTTTATCAAAAACTCTACTCGAGATATTGGTAAGGTTATGGCCATCAAGAAGGTTAAGAAGAGCGATATCATGCTCGATCGTTTGACGAGCGGTGTGCTCAAACCAAACGTAAAATTATAAAAATAAACATGTACATTTTATCGAAACTATTGTAGAGTAAACTATGATAAAGAAAAGATTTAAAGAGTTTGTTGGTACTGGTACCCTCACGATATTCGATATTGATGAGACATTGTTTCACACGTATGCAAAGGTTGCCGTTGTAAAAGACGGCAACCTTGTCAGAATGCTAGACAACCAAGAGTTCAACACTTACAAACGTAAGAAGGGTGAAACCTACGACTTCGGAGAGTTTGCAAACGCCGAGGTATTTCGTAGGTCATCCAAGCCAATCACTCGTATGGTTGCAAAAACAAAAGCTATCTTTGCTAACTCGAAAAAGAATCCTCATAGTCGAGTGATTATCTGTACAGCGCGAGCTGACTTCGATAACAAGGATATCTTCCTTCAGACGTTCAGAGATCATGGTCTACCTATCGATAATATCCATGTCGAACGAGCTGGTAACTTGAAGATCGACTCTTCGGCTGAAGCCAAGAAGATCATCTTCCGCAAATATATAAATACTAAGAACTACGTAAAGCTTCGGTTGTTTGATGATGCTCCTAGCAATCTTCAGGCGTTTCTTTCGTTGAAGAAAGAGTTTCCTGATATTACGTTCGAAGCCTTCTTTGTAAATCCTGATGGATCGGTAAAAACAGTACGATGACAAGTTTTAGAAATTTCCTTGCAGAAGAGCTTGACGAAACTAAGCTGAAGCATCTTGAGCATGCCGAAGATCACGTGATTAATGCTGGGCATGAAGGCTTTTCTCATGCCTATCACAATCTCAAAGATGTGCATGACAGACTGACAGGCAAGAAGAACGATACAAGAATCACCATGAAGTATGATGGTTCTCCTTCTGTGGTATTCGGTCGTCATCCTCAAACTGGTCGATTCTTCGTAGCATCGAAGTCTGCCTTCAATAAGAATCCAAAGATCAATTATACTCCAGAAGATATTGAGCGTAACCATGGACATGCTCCTGGCCTCGTGTCGAAGCTGCGAGCTGCATTACAACATCTGCCAAAGGTGACACCAAAGAAAGGTGTTTTCCAAGGAGATATCATGCATACTTCTGATGATGTGCATGAGTCTGATGGTCGTGTACACTTTACACCTAACACCATCACTTACTCTGCTCCAAAAAATTCGGCACATGGTAAGGCTGCTCTTAACTCGAAGATTGGTGTAGCCATTCATACTAAGTATAATGGTAAGAACCTCGAGGATATGCAAGCCGAGCATGGTGCTCAGCTGAATGACTTTGGATTGCACAAAGACGTGCATCTGATTTCAACGGAACATCATCTCGATAACATTAAGTACACTCCTCAGAATCGCGAAAGCTTTGCAAAGGCTATGACTGCGGCTGCAGCCCATAACAAAAAAGCAAAGCCTGAAACCTATGAGTCCATCAAAGGTCACGAACTTCCTCTGAAGACTTACATCAATCATACCGTTCGTACTGGTACGAAGCCTAACGTAGAAGGTTTCATGAACCACTACATGAAGGCACATCAGAAGAAGATTGAAGGTGTGAAGATGGCAGCATCGAAGGCAGCTAAGACTGCTGCGATGGAAGCAGATATCGGTCACATTCAACGTAATCGTGCTCACTTCGAAAACGTTCTGAACCAGCATAAGCACCTGCAAAAAGCAAAGGATGTGTTGGCTAAGACTCTTTCGAGTAGTGCCGAGTTTGATCATAGTATCAATGGCAAGAAGTCGAAGCCTGAAGGATTCGTAGTAGTTAGACATAACCGTCCTACTAAGATCGTAGATCGTGCTGAATTCTCGGCTGCCAATTTCAATAAGGTTAAAGCTCAATGAAATCCATTCATATCACACAAGGACGATTCAATCCTGTGCATGCAGGCCACGAAATGGTCGTCAAGCATGTGATGGATGCGGCCAAGAAAGAAGGAGCCGATCATAAGATCCTGACAACAGGATCTCATGATGCCAAGAAGAATCCTTTGACACCTGAGCAGAAGGTAAAACACCTTTCTCGCGCTGTTAAAGGCGCAAAGGTTGAAGCGATGGGTAAGGATCATCCGACTCTGCTCCATCAGATGTCGAAACTACATAAAGCTGGTTATACTCACGTGACTATGCATGTCGGCTCCGATCGTGTGCATGAGTTTCATAAGCTTTTGCATCAGTATAATGGCGCAGAAAATAGGCATGGCCACTACAACTTCAAGAGCATTAAGGTAAAGTCTGTAGGTGGTGAGCGCAAAGAAGGCGGAAGTGGAATTGAATCTGCTTCTGGTACGGCTATGCGTAAGCACGTCACCGCTGGAGATAAAGAATCATTCCATAAGATGGCTCCATCTGGTATGAGCAAAGCACATAAAGACGAGTTGTATCACGATGTTCGTAAAGGCATGGGTGTGAACGAATCATTTATTATTCGATTTAAAAACTGGATTAGTTGATCCGTTAAAGTTTCCTTGTTATAAATAGATTTGCGGTTAGGCTACGGCAATCCCGTTTGTTTAACAGATAAGCCCAAGGGAAACTCTGATGGAAGATAAGAATAAGAAACCGGTCGACACAAAACAGTTAAAAAAGCCAACCGGAACGTCTGTAACTGGCAAACCACTTGATGGTATCGAGATCCGTCCTCAGCTCAAAGGTCTCGGCAATCGCCAGCACAACGAGGATACCGTAGTCCTAACTGACACACTCGCTGAGAAGAAAGCACTGACACTCGTTCAGCGCCAACGCAGAGCTCGCATCTTGAGAGCCAAAGAGCCGAAGATGCAGAGAGCCAAAGAAGTTGCTCAACACAAACTTGCCTCAGATGATAAGCTGAAGGCACGAGCAATTGTCAAAGCAAGAAACATGGTCAAGATGAGGTTTGCAGCTCGTAAGGGTACACCTTATACCGAGCTCACCACGTCTGAAAAAATTCAAGTAGATAAGGTAGTCGATAAGAAGGTCAAACTGATCAGAAGATTAGCGGCGCGCCTTCTACCTGCTCTTCGTAAGGCAGAAGTTAATCGTCTCGCTTCATTCCAATCGGGATCAAAAATCCAGCACGCGACTGCTGCTCCAGTCAACGAAGAATTTAATACAATTGTAGAGAGTCTTGATAATAAGACTTCTATGCAACTCGTTGACATTATCAACGATTCTATCGATGCTCTCAACGAGAATAATAACTCGATGGGTATCACGCTGAAGAGACTGCTAAGCGCTGTCCTTCCAGAAGACGTAGCAACTTCTACACTTATGAAAAAAGCCGAGAAGACCGGCATACCGTTCTCGACCCTCAGAGAGGTGTTCGAGCGCGGTTCTTTTGCGTGGGAAGACGACGGCAAAACTACACAAGAACAATTCTCTTTTTCAAGAGTGAATAGCTATATTGCCAAAGGCAGAGCATGGACACTCGATGCAGATCTTCGTGAAGAGAAGCTAATCAATGATAAGCTCGACAATGTCTTTGAAGCTTATCATACTGGCTTGAGCGCTTCGACTGCCAAGGCACGCGAATCTCACTGGAAGAAGATGGAAAAGTATTCTGATCGAGATCCACGTGCATATCAAGATGCGCCTGGTGACAAGGCGGCTCGTAAAAAAGATATGCCGCAATCTGTACATACAAAGAAATATAAAGCGATGTACGGTGAAGAGATCGAACAGATGGTCAACGAAGCAGCCGACGGTCTTGCTGCCAAGGCAAAGAAGTCAGGCGTTTCCTTATCCACGCTGAAGAAAGTGTATGCTCGCGGTGTTGCTGCTTGGAACAGCGGCCACCGCCCAGGAACTACACCACAACAGTGGGGTATGGCTCGTGTAAACTCTTACATCACAAAGGGCAAAGGCACATATCACGGTGCTGATAAGGATCTTCGTGAATCTGATATCAATGAAAGTCTATGGGCTAACATTCATGCCAAGCGCAAGAGAATTAAAGCTGGATCTGGCGAACGCATGCGTAAGCCTGGATCGAAGGGTGCACCGACTGCAGCAGGTTTTAGATCGGCATCTGAAGCAGTCGAAGATCAAGTAGGCAACAAGGTTGCTGATACAGCTAGACACGGTAAAGTGCAATATGTCGGTGTAAGAACTGATGCTCATAAAGAAACTGGCACCCAAGAGCGTCAAGAAGTTCAGTATATCAAGCGTCATAAGATGCACACGAAGAGAGAGACTGATGCCGATCCGCAACAGATTCGTATCGCTCAAGATCAGATCAAAAAGAAAGTGATCGACGAGTCGAACAACACACCATACGTCAAGCCTTTCACAGAAAAAGGTAGCACAGAACAACGCGGTTGGAAAGCTTCGAACAAGCATGGCAAAGTAAAGTACTTTGGTTTGAAATTCAAAGATTCAGCACATAAGCATGCTGGAATCAACGAAGCTGCCGAAAAGCATCCGATTGCAAAAGAATACGACTCATTAAAGAAGCACGATATTAAAACTCTGCATGGACTTATTAAACAACAAAGCAAAGTAGTTGATACTTCTGAGTTTAAAACAAAAGATCATGCAATATCACACTATCTGCGTAATAAGCATGGTCATAAGAAGGTAGATGCTGCGTTCGGATTGAAAGAAGATACTGCAGCAGATCGTGAAGTCGGTACTAAATCACTCGTCAAGAAGTATCAGAAAGAAACTCCTGGACAGGAAAAAGCAGATATCAACGAAGTGTTTAATACAACTTTCGACGAAGATATCGAAAGAAGAGGTGACTTCAAGATGGTGAAGGTTCGCACTCCAAAAGGATATGTTTGGAAAAAAGTTCGTCGCGAAGTTGATATCGAGAGGGACGCAGAATGATCGGATTTAAGGAATTCATCACTGAGCGTGGCGAAGACTCAAAAGGTCACTTCATTGCCACTGAGAAGGGTGCAGGTATGACAGCGAAGGGTGTAAAAGCCTATCGTGCCAAGAATCCCGGATCAAAGCTTCAGACAGCTGTCACTGGCAAAGTCAAGCCAGGATCAAAAGCTGCTGGAAGACGTAAATCTTTCTGTGCTCGTATGAGTGGCGTCAAAGGTCCGATGAAAGATGAAAAAGGCAGACCGACTCGCAAGGCGATGTCGCTTCGTAGATGGAAGTGCAACTGATGGAAGAGATTACAAACCCGCTGAAGATAGCCTTCGCTGACACTTATGCTTTCTATGTGAAGGCACAGAACTATCACTGGAACGTCGAAGGTCCATTCTTTGCAATGTATCACGAGTTCTTTGGTAAGATCTACGAAGAAGTAGGTGGAGCTATCGACACGTTTGCAGAAGAGATTCGTGCACATAATGCATACGCTCCTGCCTCATTCGGTCGTTTTAAAGAATTGACAACTATTCAAGACGAAGTTCTTATTATTAAACCTGAACAGATGGTTGCCAACTTGTTCTCAGACAATGCCAAAGTACTGGCTTCTGTACAAGCAGCAAGAGACGTAGCAGATAAGTACAATGAAAACGGTCTCGTTAACTTCCTCGAAGAGAGACTCGATCAGCACAACAAACATGCATGGATGCTCAAAGCATCGATGAAATAATATTTCATAAATAGATTTAAATTCACGGAGTAAGAAATGTTAACTAAGAAAATTGCAGATTTCAGTGCTGATCTTCTCGATACAGTAAGAGGTGTTCTCGGCGAAGCCAAGAAATGTCCTGCCGATTGCGAGTGCGAAGCAGAAGATGACGAAGACGAAGATGAGATGAAGAAAGAAGGCTACATGCCTACTGCTGATGAGCCGACTGAAGCTAACAAGAAGACGGCACAGAAGATTCGCGACATGATGGCAAAAGAAAAGAAGCCAGTCAAGGAAGGGACTAAAGAAGATCTTCCTTTCGAAGGTCCTTACAGAAAAGCTGGCGAAGAGCGTAAAGATGAATACGGCAACAAAGTAAAGAATGTTGCTAAGCATCTTGCCAAGAAAGCAATGAAAGCCAACGAAGAAGTCGAGCAAATTGATGAGATCTCATCTGATATGGCGCACCGTTATCTAAAAGGAAAACGCGAAAGAGATTACGATATCAGCCCAGATGGCAAATCCAGCAAATTAAAGAAGCCGCAGTCTTTTGACAAGATGAATAAAGATATGAAGAGCACTGTGCGTGCGCTCAAAACAATTGAAAAGGCTAAGAAAGCCAATGAAGATGTAGAGCATACCAATTGCGGAACTCCTGAATGCTGTGGTCAGTGCGATACAGCAGCGCCGATCAATGAGATCTCGAAGGGAACACTTGGTCGTTACATCAACAAAGCCAAAGATTCTATTGATATGGCTTCTTATAGACAAGGCCACAAAGAAGCTCACGGCAGTTCTTCGAAGCCACTTGAAAAGAAGTTGACAAAGCGTCATAAAGGTATTTCAACTGCAGTCAATAAACTGACCAAGGAAGAGTCAGAGCAGATTGATGAACTCTCAAAGGGAACAATGGGTCGTTACATCAATAAGGCTGCTACAAAAATGGGTAGTCAAGGTGTTACCGCTGGTCTGAAGATTGCTGCAGACGAAAAGTCAAGCAAGAATTTCAAAGATATGGGTAAGCGCGAAAAGGGTATTAAACTCGCGGTTAATAAGCTGACCAAGGAAGAGCAAGACTTCATCGACTCGCTGAACAATGACATGTTCGAAGAAGTAGAAATCACTGAAGCACGCGGTCGTCCAAGAAAGGCTGGAGCTAAGGATTTCACGATCCATCCGAAGACAAAAGAAAAGCTCATGCACAATAATCCTGAGCACATGAAAAAGATCGAAGCTCTTCAAAAGAACAAAGTTCTTGAGAAGCCAAAGATTGAAGCTGGTCAGCATATCATGAACCAGCTACAGAAAGCTAAAACATCGATGCTAGGTGGCAGCACGATTCACTTCACACACGGTGATTCGAAGCATGTTTCTGGTACTCATGCTGCAAAGCTTCTGTCTAAATATGCGGGCATGAAACCGAATGAGAAAGAAGACTTCCAAAAGTTTGTAGGTCACTCGCATGAAAACCTCATGAAACACGTATAGGTGTAATATGGCAATTAATGTCGGAACTTTTATAATAAAAAATAAACCAATTGTAATCGAGACTTTACCAGAAGTCGAAGTTGCTATTGAAAATGAAGAAGTTGCGCCTTTACCAGAAGTTGTGCAAATGGAAGAAGGTACTGTTATCCATAACGGTCAACCAAAAAAGTTTAATAAAAAAATGTCAGCATATATGATTGATATGCTTACATCCGAAGAATGATAAATAAAACAAAGAATCTTTAGGAGAAACGAAGATGGCTCAATGGGGCAATACAGACGATGCTGCAAACTCGGTCCTATGGGCCACAGCTGCAGTGAACTTAACACCTAACACAGTAAACCAAGCGGCATTGTTTGGTAACACCACGGTCGGCGCATTTGTTGCTGGCGAAGCGGTAGGCCAATTCGGTCTTGATGCCACAGAAATTCGTGTTTCTGGTAATGCTGCGATTGCGCAATATATCGTAGTAAATGCTGGATCTGGATATGCTGCGAATGCTGTAGTTACAGTTGCTAACTCGACGGGTGGATCAAACACATCTGCAGCCAACTCAACAGTTGCTGTTGGTCGTGTAACTGCACTGACTGCTAACGTAACGATCGCTGGATTCGGTTCGGTGCCTGCGGTGACTATTGCTGCTCCAGCAGCGCAAAGCTTTAATGCTAACGCTGCTGTTACGAATGCGACAGACGCTATTGCAATCACAACTGCAAACAGCTTCTTCCTGGCAGGTGACAAAGTAACATACACTGTTGCAACAGGTAATACCGCTTTGACAAATCTAGTATCAGGTACTGATTATTTTATTAAGACGTCGAATACAACAGCTGTGACTCTTGCGACTGCTCCAAATGGTGACACTATCGACCTAACAAAGGGATTGACAGAAACAGGCCACTCTCTGAGAGGCGAAACAGCTACTGCAGTTGCTGTGCTGACAGAACGTGGTTACACCAAGGGCGCTGCTCACACTGGTTGGGTACTCCGTACAGTTGGTAGTGGTGGTCGTGCAGGTCGTGTTCAGTACGAAACGCTCGTTGCAATGGGTGGAAACTTATCTACCGACGCATCTGACGACGCAATCTTGCCAGACGCATAAGGATAATATATGAGTGATCGTGCCAAGAAAATAACTGAGCTTACTTCGATTGGCACGGCCAACACGTCGATCGCTAGCGGAGATATCTTTATTGTAGAAGATATCTCCGCTAATACGACCAAGTCTGCTACATTATCCACCATTCGGAAGTCTATCTTCCAAGGACCATTCGCCAACGATTCAGTAGCAAATACTAATGGAGTGGCACTTGGCCAACCATACTTTGTAGCTGATGGGAGCGTCAAAGTAAGAATTGCCTAATGATTGAAAAACTTGATGATTCCAATTTCTTGATATATGCTGCTAAGTGTTATGATAATCCACAATGTTTTGAGGATCTTGAATTTTACGAAGACTTAGCTCGATTCAAATATATTAAGAGATTACTTAATCGCTATGAAGAGTCCGGAGATTTAAAAGATAGATTAATCGTCAATCATCTCGTTGTTCTGTACAATGTGTTCGGTAACGAAGCTACCAGATTACTCTTCTTTAAGTTAGATGGCTATCATCATATGTTGAAGCCATTCATCGTTTTATTAGGAAGGCTTCCTGAGAAGATACCGAATATAGGCATAGATAATAAAACACTTATTACTAACGATATTGCTGTAGATGAAGTTATAGTACAAAAACTAAGGAAGATTTAATGGCCAATAAAGAAAAGCAAGAGTATGACTACGAAGGCGATATGGCCATGTCACAACTCAAGTCTATCATTGCCAACGCTCAGCGCATGCATGACATGCTGAAGGTAGATACGAATCTTCCTGAATGGGTTCAGTCGAAGATTACACTCGCAGAAGATTACATCACTACTGCTTCGAATTATATGCAAGGCGAGATGAGCGAAGAAGCACAACTCGACGAACTTTCAGGTGCTACACTCGGTTCTTATGTTGTCAAATCGAAGAAAGACGAGAAAGCTCGTAAAGAACATGGTATCGCAGTACGCGATGAGATTCGTAAGAAGACTGGTTTGAACGTAGGCACACCTATGGATCCTAAACTTTATGGTCGTAAGATGAGCCGTGGGCATAATCAACAAGTTGCTATGAAAAAGCTCACAGGACAAGCACGAGTAAATGCGACTGAAGAAGTTGCAGTGAATTCTGTTGGTTCTGGCCAAGTTGCAGGCCTACAAGGTGAACCGCCAGTAAGAAAGAAAAAGAAAAACGTCATGACTTTCAATAGATTTATGAAGAAATAATATGTTAGGAATGATCCCACTACCATATAAGTTGCTTGCAGGTGCTGCACTCATGGCAGGGATCTTCGTCTTTGGTTATATGAAAGGATCTGCTTATGCTGAAGCTGAATTGGCTCGTTTCTCTGCGCAAAAGAGTGAGCAAATCGCGGAATTGGAGAGGAAGAATTCTGCAATTTCTACTGAGGTAGTCACTGAATATGTTGATCGCACAAACACAATTAGAGAGAAAGAATATGTTTACATTGATGCCGCTAAAGACACTGTTCCTAATCAGTCTGTTATGTCTAACGGCTGGGTGTTCACGCACGACATTAGTGCCAGTGCCGGTGATGCCGACGCCGCCAGAAGTTCTGATGCGTCCCCCTCAGCAGTTAAAGACACTGATGCCCTCATCGGAATCATCAGAAACTACGCCATCTGCCAATCCAACTCGGTCCAACTCGTCGAACTCCAACGATGGATAAGTGAGAATAAAATGGCCGTTGATGCGATGGCAAAAGAGAAGAAGAAATGAAAAAGTTTAAAGACGTACCAGAAGAAGACTCGAACGATAGTTTGATTACCATCATTGCCAACTCTCTCAATAGAGCGAGCAGTGGCAATAAAGATGATACGCGCGGTCTACTCCTTTTGATCGCCGCTCTGGGACTTCTTAATCTTTCAAAAGATGGGCTTCCTGCAAGTGTTGCAAGAAAGCTCGCATCAACATCAAATAGAAAATAATCGGAGACTGATATGTGGGAAAAAATTAAAAGCTGGTTCATGAAGACAGCAGACCTGAATTCAGATGGTAGAGTCACAGCAGAAGATCTTGAACTTGCTCGTGCTTTGGCTGATAAGAAAGCCAAAGAAGCAAATGAAACTATCAATGCAGTTGTTGAAGCCGCAGAGAAAATTAAGAAAGTTAGAAAAAAGAAATGAGCCTATTATCATTTTTTGCAACACCGCCGATTAACTCTCTCGAACAACTCGAGCTTGAGAAGGGCAAGATCCAACTTACTATCATGAAAATGGTAACGCTTGTCTTATCATCTATTATGTTGGCTGTTGTATTCATCTTCCTCATTGGTATGTTCATGCCAAACGAGCTAATCGATAACAACGAGATCTTTAAGATTATTGGTCCAGCATTCTCAATGATTATTGGTGCCTTTGTTGGTGCATTTGCTACCATGATGGGTATGAAGACAGCAGAATTTGATCCGAATGTCAAGACACAAGAACTTGGTAAGACAGACCATAAAGAACTCGCAGAAGCACATGTCATCAACGCACAAGCTGAAACAATTGAAACCGAAAATGAAATTAAAATGATGGCAGCTATCGATAAATACAAAGATAGCGACGAGGATTTCGGTCCTTTCTAAATTATGATTTCGTTAACCTAACGGAGTCGAAGAAATGTTTAAAAAAATAAAAGATCTGATTTTCCAAACATTCACTGGAAAAGATAATAAGACACTTGATCTTGGTAGAATTCTATGGGCCAAAGGCGTAATGCTTTTCTTTGG